AAGCATCTTCTGTGTGGACACAACCGGGCAAGGCCTCGACGCCGGCCCGGACGACTTGGGCGAGCGGGTCAAGGTGTATTGGTTCAGCCCTGATGAGGTGATTGCATGAGCGAAGGCCGCCAGTGGAAGCGGAAAGTTCAGGTCATCATCGGCAAGGCTGGGAGCGGGTTGCTGGTCGAAAATCTGCGCGTGCAGTTCGAAGTCTCCAAGACAATCGAGTCAGCGCCAAACGTCGCCATCATCAAGATTTTCAACCTGCACCCAGACAACGAAGCCAAGATCAAGAACGAGTACGACGAGGTGCTGTTGAACGCTGGGTACGAGGACGCCATGCGCCTGGTGTTCAGAGGGAACATCAAGCACGTCTACCGCTACCGCGACAAGAACGACTACATCACCGAAATCGAGGCGGGCGACGGCGACAAGGACTTTCGCAATGCCGTGATGAACGAGACCCTGGCCGCCGGCACGACAAGCAAGCAACTCGTCGACCGGGCGGTCGGAACCTTCAATGGGGTCGGCGGCACGACAAAAGGCCACGTCCAGGTCAACGATCGGGCACGGCTGCGCGGCAAGGTGATCAGCGGCAACACCCGAGACGTGCTCCGCGATGTTGCGCGCGAATCGGGGGCGAATTGGTCAATCCAGGACGGCCAGCTGGTCATCGTCAGCGCCAACGATGTATTGCCGGGCGAGGCTATCGTCATCCGGGCCGACACCGGAATGCTGGGCTCGCCCGAGATCAACGACAAAGGCATAGCGGTAACGTGCCTTCTGAACCCGCAACTCCGCGTGAATGGCGCGATCAAGCTGGACAACAACGGCATCAAGGCGAAGCGCCAACAGGCGCAGGCTCTGGCCACAAAGCGCGAGAAGCAGGAAACCAACCCTCCCATCGGCCGGCAGAGCGAGCAGCTCGTGCGGCTCGACCCGGACGGCATCTACAAGGTGCTGAAGCTATCCCATAAAGGGGACAACCGCGGACAGGACTGGCTTACCGAGATCGAGTGCATCGGACTTGACCAGCCCATTCCTGCAACGAGGTAAGCAATGGCTGACGGAAAACAGATCGGCAAGGTCCAGCGCGACCAGCAGCTGACGGCCACGACAGATGAAGCGCATGCCGCCCAGATCGAGGGGCGCCTGAAGGATTTGCACACCTGCATGCCAGGCATCATCGCCGGCTTCAACCCGGCGACTCAAACAGCGTCCGTCCAGCCGTCGATCAAGCGCATCTTCACCGAGAAGGGGGCGGTCAACCTTCCGGTATGCGTCGACGTGCCGGTGGCCTTCCCGGGTGGCGGCGACTTCTTCCTGACGTTTCCGGTCAAGGCTGGCGACGAGTGCATCCTGCTCTTCTCGGAGCGCGCGATCGACAACTGGCACATCGGAGGGGGAACAGCGGCGCCGGCCGAATACCGGCTGCACGACCTGTCTGACGGAATTGCCATCGTCGGGCTGAACAGCCAGCCGCACAAGATCGTCGGGTTCAACCCGACCGACACCGAACTGCGTAGCAGGGACGGGCAGACGCACATCGCCATGAAGCCGGACGGCACGATCAAGAACGTGAATGCCGGCGGCAGTACCGAGCTGACCCCGGACGGGCAATTCATCATCACGGCGCCGGGCGGGATCGTCATGAATGGCAATACCACCCTGATCGGCGACATGACCAGCCAGTCCGGAAACGGCGGCGATGGATCCTGCAACTTTGCCGGCGATGTCATCGCTCAGGGAACATCGCTGCACACGCACACCCATCCAGGCGATAGCGGCGGCACCACAGGCACGCCGAACTAAGGATTCCCCATGCTGGTAAGACGACTCAACCCAGGCCACGACATGACGTTCGGCCAGGGGGTGGCGAATTACGCCCGCGACGACGAAGCCACCGCACAGGCCGTGAAAACCCGCCTCCTGCTGCTGCTCAACGAATGGTTCCTCGATACCTCGGCTGGGGTGCCGTACCTGCAACAGATCATGGTGAAGCCGGCCAACCTGCCGCTGGTCGAGGCAATCGTAAAGCGAACCATCCTGCTGACCGAGGGGGTCGCCGAGATTCGATCGTTCGGCATGACATTTGACCGCGAAACCCGTCGGCTGGCCATCCAGGCGACGGTGGCCAACATCTACGGAACCGTTTCAAACATCAAGGTGACCCAATGACGCAACTCACCTCACAGGGGTTATCCCGTACCCGCCTGGACGAGCGTTTGTCGCAGCTTCAGGAAGCCATGCGGGCGATCTTCGGGCAGAACATTAACCTTGACCCGGATACGACGGACGGCCAGATGCTCGGCATCTTTGCCGAGTCGGCCAGCAATCTCGACCAGCTCGCCGAGGATGTCTACCACTCGTTCAATCCACAGTCTGCAACCGGCGTGGCATTGAGCCGGGTGGTGCAGTTCAACGGCATCCGGCGCATCGAGGGCACCTACAGCACTGTCGACCTTCTGTGCGTTGGCCAGCAGGGCACAGTCATTCCGGCCGGCAGCCTGGTTAAGAGCACGGCGACCAATGCCACATTTCAGACCGTCGCCGACGCCACCATTCCGGATGCCGGACAGATAATCGTCGCGGCGAAGGCCTCGGTGAAAGGTTCTGTTCTCGCCCCGGCCGGCACGTTGACCAAGATCGACACGCCGATCTTCGGATGGCAGACGGTCTCCAACGCGCTCGACGCGGTACCAGGGCGCAACGAGGAAACCGACGAGCAGCTGCGCCTTCGCCGCCGGGCTTCCACCTCGACGCCCGGCCAAGCAGTGATCGACTCGCTATACGGGGCGCTCTCGAATCTGTCTGCGGTGCTGCAGGCTCGGGTCTATGAGAACGACCAGGACATCGTGCAGCCGGTAACCGGGATGCCACCGCACTCAATCTATTGTGTGGTGGAAGGCGGCGCCGATGCTGACATCCTCAAGACAATCTGGCTGAAAAAGACCGCAGGAACTACCAGCCACGGCACGACCAGCGGCTCGGTTAACGACAGCATGGGCAACCCGCACACGCTGAACTTCAGCCGGCCAACGGACGTGGATGTCTACATGGTGGTCAATCTGCACACTCGCTCCGGCTGGCCGACCGACGGCGTGCAGCGGATCAATGACGCGATCACGTCATGGGGTGCCGCAAATCAGGAGATCGGCGAGGAAGTCATCTACTTTCGGCTGGCCGATGCGATCAACTCGGTGCCAGGTCACTCGGTGGACAGTTTCTACATTGGCACCGCTATCGCTCCAACAGGAACAGCCAACATCGCCGTGCCGTTTGACGGGCTGGCGCGCTTCGACAGTAGCCGCATCGTGGTGAACGTCCTATGAGCTCCGCCATCCTTGACCATCAGGAACTAGGCCGGGGGCGCGTCGCCACGCAATACACGGCCAGCGAGAAGTTCCTGGCCTACATCCGGGGGCTGCTGGACTCATCGACCGAGCTGGAGGCCGTGTTCCAGAAGATAGCCGAGCAGGCGGACATCGACTTGGCAGAGGGCGTCAATCTTGACGTGATCGGGGGGATCGTCGGCATCAGCCGGATCATCCCGAACTCGATCGCGATGAAGTTCTTCGGCTTCGAGGGGCAGCCTGGCGGTGACGTGTTCGGCGAAGAAGGCGCGCTTGGCATCGGCTCGCGCTTCCGCGAGGAACTGGAGTCGGAGACCACCACCAGCGTGCTGTCCGATCCGGAATACCGGGTGCTGATCCGCGCCAAGATCGTGAAGAACCATGCCAAGGGCACGAACGATGACATCCTTCAAGGCCTCGCGTACCTGTTCAATGCGCCGCTGACCGTCGTCGAGGACTTGGGCGGCATGGCCATCGGCGTGGCAATCGGTCGCCAGCTCACCTTTCAGGAAAAGGCGCTAGTGACCACTCTCGACATCCTCCCGCGTCCTGCGGGAGTTCGCATCAAGTGGCGAGCGACATTCGATTCCGCCAGTTATTTCGGGTTCGACGGGCAGCCTGGCGCCCTGTCGTTTGGTGAAGAAGGGCAGCCGAACATCGGCGGCCTGCTTGCAGAGGAGTTCTAACACATGGCACTGACGAAACCACCGGTACTTCCGGCATGGGCTGAATCCGGCGACAAGGTCCAACCGAGCAACGCCGAGATTCAAACCGGCTGGCCGCTGTCCAACGTTCCGCCGGCACGCCAGCGCTGGAACTGGCTTCTGAACTTCCTGGCCAACG